CGAAGTCCAGGACGAGGCAGTTCTCTTTCGATGGGTCCAGCCGAAACCCGCGACCAACCATCTGGTAGTACAGGCCCGGCGACATGGTCGGCCGCAACAGCGCCACACAATCAATTCCGGGGGCGTCGAAGCCGGTGGTCAGCACGTTGACGTTGACCAGGTATCGCAGGTCGCCCGCCTTGAATTGCCCCAGCGTTTCGGCCCGTTCGAAGGGCAGCGTCTCGCCGCAGACGAACCCGCACTCATGGCCCATCTCGCCAAGGACACGCTGCAGATGCAGGGCATGCTGCACCCCGGCGCTGAAGATGAGCACCGAATGCCGGTCCTGCGTGTAATCGACGATCTCCCGACACGCCGAGCGCACCAGAGAATCGTCGTCCATCAAGGCCTCGACCTCGTCCGCGATGAACTCGCCGCCCCGTACATGCAGGCCCGACATATCCACCTTACGCCGGCCCGCCTTGGTCTTCAGCGGACACAGGTAGCCCCGCACGATCAGCTCGCGCACGCCGACTTCGTAGCAGACGTGGTTGAGCAGGTGATCCGGCGCGCAGATGGTGCCCGTGGTCATGCGGTACGGCGTGGCGGTCAGGCCGATCAACCGGACGTTGGGATTCACGGCCTGTGCGTCGGCCAGGAAAGTACGGTACATGCCCTCGCCGTCCGGAGGGAGCATGTGCGCTTCGTCGACCAGGATCAGGTCGAACCGATCGAGTTCGGCCGCACGGCGGTACACGCTCTGAATGCCGGCGACGATGATCGGGTGGTCGGTGTCCCGGCTGCGCAGGCCAGCGGAGTAGACGCCGATCTGATTCCACAGGTCGGGTGCCATCGCATGCAGCTTGTCAACGGCCTGCTCGAGCAGTTCCTTCACATGCGCGAGGATCAACACTCGCCCGTCCCACTGCGTCACCGCGTCCCGGCAGATGCTGGCCATCACCGGCGTCTTGCCGCTGTTGTGATGCACCATGAAGTGCCCATCCACATAGAGATGGTCGCCGTCGAGCAGGAAGCCGAAGTAGCTTCCACGGCCGACCGGCTCCACCTTGAATCCCGTCCGCAGGACCGACTTCTTCTGCAGCCGCGCCGTCGGCTTTCGTCGAGCAAGCCGGCAGGGAACCTCTGAGAAGTCACCCCAGATCGACAGGCGGAAGAACCACCCGCCTGCGCCGTTCTGGCAGCAGCAGTGCTTCCGCACGCACCGGACCGCAAACCCCAGGCTTCGCGCCAGAAACATTAGGTCGCTGGCCAGTTCCATCGACTTCGTGATGTAGTCGCAGCCGCTCTTGTTGCCGCACCCGTCACTGTCCAGAAGCCCCGCCAGGAGCGACAGCCGCTCCGTTCGGCTCGTGACCAGGTAGCAGTGCGGGATGAACTTGCCGCCGGAGTCCTTGCCCATCAACCCCAGCGCCACGAGCGACTCCGTCAGCACGTTGTGCTTCCCGTCATCCTTGGTGATGCGGTAGGTCGGACATCGCCCGCCCGAGGCCTTGACGGTCACGCCGCAGTTGATGCCGTGGGCGTACTCGATCCACGCGTCGGCAATCTCCTCGTCGGCTGTCGTCAGGTCGGTAGTGTCGCCTGTCAGGCATCCATCGCCCAGCAGCAGCCCCAGCACGTACGGCGGGATCGGCAGATTAGGCCGGCACGGGAATTCCACGGCGACCCGGCGAAGCTTACGCAGATGCCGCCATGACCTGGACTTCGTCAGGTACTCCCGGACCGTAATGTTGTCCACTTCTCCGCCGCGCCGGTAGCAGGCGAAGTCCCTCTTGCCCTCGTTCGTGCAGACCAGCGACAGGACATGGCCGCCGTTGACGACGAACGGCTCACCCCTTGCCGGCACGACGCGATAGAGGTCATCTTGGCCTCGATAGAGCCCGAGCACCCGCCGAGGCCGACTGTCGGGCCCCATCAACTGGTCCCCAACCGTCACGTCTTCAACCGGCTTGACCGTCCCGTCGTACATAAGGATCGGGTGGCCCTGTGCGTGACATGCTGTTGGCAACACCACGCAAGGATTGTCATCGCGCGTACGCAAGTGCTCGTACACCGCCGCGACGGCCTCGGATTGATAGGGTCGAAGCTCCATGATCGCATCAGTTCCCGCAGTAGCCGAGGCATTCCTCCCGGAAGCCCAACCTCATCTGCCCTTTGTCCTCATCCGTCCGCAGGTCCACGTCTTCCAACGGCACGCAGTCACGGTGAAGGAACACCTCGCCGTCCATCCCGTCGGCGTGGCGAATGGCGCGGTCGATCTCGACCGCATCCGCCCATTGCACGGGGTCGGCCCTGATCCGCCGCCACTCGTCGTTGGTGTGGTACGGGCAGCCGATGCATGCCGAACGTGGCACTTGGCGGTGCGGATAGTGCTGTAGAAGCCAGTCCTGGCACATCAATCGCGTGAACGGCCGATCGAGCATGTCCAGCGGCAACCCAACCAGCGGATAGACGTTGTGCTTCCAGTGATCGCGGCTGATCCGGACCCGCCGCATCTCATCACTGCTGATGCCGAACCACTGATCCACCGCGTCCGCCGACGCCCGCTGGCGCGGTTTCAGGCCAAGCAACTCGCGGCGAATGAACCGCTCGATGGGCACGATCTTGTATTCTTTCGTGCATTGCCTGCGAATCATGCCTTTCGAACCGTCGGGATTGCGGACGAACAGGGGCAGACTCGCGTAGCGTTGGCCTTCGTCGGAACTGCCGCGCACAAATCCTTCGAGCGTGTGCTGGCGCAGATCACCGTTGGTCACGCGGTGGACGGGGATGCCGGCCTTCGCCGCTTCATCCGTCAGCCAGTCCAGGTGCTCGTACACCTCGGCCGGTTCCCACTGCGTGTCGGCGAACACCGCCGCATCGAGCTTGGGCAGCAACCCGCGACACGACATCAGCAGCACGGTGGTCGACTGAACGCCGGCACCGAGCGATAGCACCTTCCGGCGATCGGTCATGCCGCCACCTCACAGGCGCAGTGGTCGGACACACGACGTCGCCGTTTGGCCCGGCCGAGCGGTGGAATCGGAGGCACGTAACCGGGCGTGGTTCGTACGCGGGTCTGTCGGGGAACTGGCGGCAGATCTAATGCAGGCGTGGATGGTGCAAGCTCTTCCCATGGCATTCTGTGGGAACCAAGACACTCGTCGCACAGTGGGGTTCGGGATCGCAGGCACGGAATGATCGCGTCGTGACCGCAGCACATGCACACCTTGATCGTGTAACCCCGCGTTGGCCGGGGGATGCCGATGCCTTTGCGAATTCTCATCGCTAGTTGCCCTCCGGATTCATCGCAGCGCCACAAAGCAGGCACCGGCGGAGTGGCATGTCTTCGATCTGAACTTGGATTCGGCCGGGTTTCCGGCAGGTCCTCCGTCGGACGACCAGCAGATCGATCTGGCTGTCGTCTTCGAACATTCCTGCGTGCGCCAGTGAGTCCTGCGTGCACTTAAGGAGGTTGTCGAGGTCGCGCCGGCGTCGATCGGGGGGGAAGGCATCCATCGCCAAAGCGATGCGCCCGCCCGAGGGCGGCTTGCGGATGCCATTGCCTCGACCCGGGGCCAAGAGCCCGCACACCTGGGTGCGGTACTCCCGGCCCTCGCGGCTGATCAGCGTGCGCGGCCCGACACGGCGGTAGTAGTGATTCACACTCGGAGGAAATGGCAGCGTGATCATCATGCGTATTGCGCCTTCACTCTTTCGAAGCTGAAGCCCAGTCGCAGGCACAGCTCCTCCAGGTCTTTCCACGTCGTTGAGGATGCCGGGTCGTCGATGTCGTTGATGCATCGCTCTATCCGCGACCATCTGGTGACGAAGCGTTTACTGCATTTGTGGTTGTCGAAGCACCCCGGGCGCACGTGGTAGGTGCGACCGCATACCACGCATTGCTCTGAACGTGTTGTCTTCGCGGGTACGTTGTACATGGCGTTAGCGCTTCCACGGCGGGGTGGTGTCAGTGGTCGGAGCCTGCTGCGGGCGACCGCCCCCGGATTGGGCAGCCGCCTTCGCCTCGTAGCCCTTGACCTCGTTGGTGATCTCGCCGGTGTCCTCGCGCTTCTTGCACTTGACCGAGATCACCAGCGGGATGTTGTGCAGCTCGACGCTGTCATTGGGCTGCATGACACCGACGGCGCGGCAGATGGCAGAGAGGTTGCCCCGAGCGATCTTCTGCGTCAGGTCGTTGGGATGGTTGATGCACAGCCGATCCCAGACCTTGCGGCCCTTGCAGTCGCCGTCGAGGACGGTGAATTCGAGCTGCAGGTAGCTGCCGTCTCCTTTCTTCGTGGCTTTCATCTCACTGGCCGTGATCGCCACGAGGTATTTGCCGGCGGGCAGCGCCTCGAATGTGGTGGTCGGTTCGATTTCGTTCGCATTGAATCCATTCAGATTTGCCATGGATCAGCTCTCCTTGCTGTTGGTGTTGTGGTCGTTGACAAGTCGCAGGTTGGGCTTGTCGTCGGTGTTGACGTTGTTGCTCATCGCCTGCATGAGCGCGGACCACGACAGGGCCAGTTCCGGGGGCAGGCTGTAGCGGTTCTTCGCCAGGATCACGTTGGTGCCCTCGGTCAGGAGCAGACGCTGATCGCCTTGCCGGTGCGCGTACAGAACGCAGTCGGCCCACTCGATGAACGGCGGCGCGATCCAGTGCGGCAGATCCGGCGAGGCCAAGCGCTGGTCGTAGCCTTCGGGCGTGGTCATCTTGGTGTTGGCCGCGTGGGCCAGGAGGATGATGGCCGCGCCGGTCTCGGCCACGGCGTTGAGCATCGGCAGCAGATCGCGATAGACGATGTTCTGCACGATCTCGCGGGCCTTGAAGTAACCGCCGTGCGCGGTGCCGAGCGTGCTGGTCAGATCCTCACCGGCCTTGGGGTCAAGGTCGTGCACGACGTGCTCGACGATCCGCTGGACCATCCAATCGATGGTGTCGATGGCCAGGGCCTGGGGCGCGTCGTTCTTGTTCAGGTCCGCCAGTTCGACCAGCCACTTGCGCATCTGGGGCCAGGACTGCAGGTACGGCGTGCGGTTCACCCCCGGCACTGCCCCAGCACCGTTCTCGCAGTCGAGCAACACCGCGTTGGCCGAGGCGGCGAAGGTGGTTTTCCCGACGCCGGGTTGACCGTAGACGATCATCTTGGGCGGCGCGGGCGTGGTGCTCTTGATCAGTGAGTTCATCAGGGTCATGCCAGTTCTCCTGCGCAGTGGTTGCCGACGTTGGGGTGCCAG